CCATTTTTTCACCAAACACCCAAATCCTTTTATTGGTTAATTAAAATGGACAATCTATATTTTGGTCAATCCAAATGGCTAATTCATTTGTAAAGAAAATGGGCTCTTCAAATCTAAGCTCATAGCATTTAATATCTGCCTGTTTAAGGCATTCAAATCCTTGCTCAGTAAGCCTAAGCCCGCCCTTTTCTTTTTTTCTTGGATTTACCCACCAAATTGGGATAGTTTGTTTAATCCGTTTTTCATCCGCTATAAGCCCTTTGGCTTCTAGTACGATTTTGGTTATTTCATGTTTCGGATTCATTGATGACTTTATCGCCGGTAGTTAATTTGAAAACGGCAAAGTCAGTGGTATTGAATAGCTTGTTTAATTTTTCTGCTAGATTAAATGCATGACCGCTGTTTGAAAAACTAACTTTTTTGTATTTTGGACCTAATTGTTGTGCAACTACACTAGTGGTTTTTAAATTAATAGGTTTATCTTGATAAAATACTGCCCAAATAGCATCAGACTCTAAAACCTGATCTGTTTTAAAGGATTTTTTGTTTGTAATTTCTAATAAAACCTTTGGTTTTGGTCTGCTCATTATATACGTCTCCGAAAAGTGCGTATATATTTATCAGCTTTTAAAATTTTCCGCCGTCTACTTTTATTTCAATTTTATCAGGAAATTGTGTTTCAGACATTTGTTTATCTAAATTTCCTGACAGTCTTGTCATAACTAAACTAAGACTATCGTATAGGTCGCTGTATTCTTTTCCAGTCAGTGTCAAAGATTTTTGTGCGCTTTTTCTTGCTATACGTGCCTTATCTAAAAAATCTTCTATGGGTAATGTGTTAAGTTGTTTCATGATTTATTTACAGTATTCAACATACTCTTCATTTCAACTTCTGTTTTAAACGGACCGTGAAATGGGTAACGCTCTAATGTAATTAATTTAGGACAAAAACTTTTAACCCAGCCTTTACGGAATTGAATTACATAATAACCTGCACAATATTGACTTTTGCTTTTAGCACTTTTGGCAAACAATGGTAATTTTTTCTTAACATTGTAAACAGCTTCAAATGGTTTTGAACTACACGGAAAATCATAAATTTGATAAACGGCTGGCTCTAGTTCAAATTTTATAAGTTTTTTACCTACAAACAGACTAACACCTAATTCTTCTTTAATTTGATCAAGATCTTTAAATTCAAACTTTCGACCTCTCCTAAAAAATTCATAACCTTTTTTAAGTTTGGCAATGGATCCAATTTTTTCGCCGTGATCTTCTAGGATCCATTCTTTATTAGGAATTAATACCTTAGATGTAACATTCATGCTGTGTATCTCGCATTAAGTGGATCTGCATAACTTTGTACCTGCTCACTAATCTTTTGTAGATCAAATTCGGCACAGAATTTAAGCAGGCGTATTCCAACCTGCGGAATACTTTTTTCTGCAACTACTGATGATTGAATAGTTTCGTTAATAATAGATTTAATATCATCTGGCTGTGCTGATAAATCGCACAATTTAACATTTCGGTTATAATCGTCAATAACCTTATGCTCGATACCTTCGTGGTCGGTCCAACGCTGGAGCATCATATTGTTCCAATTATAGCCTTTGGATTCTCTGTCGGCAAAGGCCTCACGGAGACCAACCTTATTCTTTGTCCCCTTCTCACGTACTCCCGGATAAGCAGAGAAGATATTGTCGGAGGTGTCGCCACGCATACACTTCTCAAAGAGTAGCCAGCTTGGGTCCGGTGCGCCTTTTGCTTCGCCAGTTTTCTTATCTTTAACAGGCTTACCTTTTTCATCAAAGTATCCCTCATGTGTGGTTGTGATCTGCATTACACCGTTGTATTGTTTTACGTTCGGAGCAATCAATTGTGCGAAGTCGCCGTCTGTTGAAATGATCACGTGGTTGTCATTTGGGTGTGCTTGGATGAAGCCTGCAATCAAATCATCAGCTTCGAGTTGCGGATGGTGTAATACTGTGGAATTAGTTTTGTTGATAATAAAATCTTTAAATTGATCAAATGTTTCCCAAAAAACTTTTTCTTCCTCTGCTTCTTTTGGACTGTGTGCGGCACGAGCTTCTGTACGTTGCCGCTTGTAAGGAGCATAATAATCTTTACGCCAGCTTCGACCTTCAAGGCAGAACACCACATGATCGCCATTAAAATCTCGCCATGCTTTACGGACACTACCTAACACTGTATGAATGCTCATGCCTACTTTATCATTAAGGTCACCCCTAATAACGTGTCGAGCACGAAAAAATGTATTTGCTGTGTCTACTAATATGTATGTCTTTGACATTAAGAAACCTCTGTTCTTCCATCACCTAAATTATTCACATTAATATAACCAGCACTACGCTGATTCATATTAACACCTGCTTCGTTACCGACGTTTCTGCAAAGTTCTCCGAACCATGCATCTACAACAGCTTCTTCTGAATCGCCCTTGTATCCAGCTTCTCTTAATTGTACTACAAAATATTCATTCCAGTCAAGTTCAAAGAATCCATTCTTAATGTTGTCTTTATTAACATGAGTATCCAAAACTTGTACCCACGGTTCTTTCTTTTCTGTAGCGATCTCTTTTGGTGACAGTTTAGCAATTCGTTCTGCTTCTCTTGCAGCCTCAGCCGATTTTACTGCGGCCATTGCTTCGGCTTCGGCCTCGAGTTTTATTTTTACTGCTTCTGCTGTTTCAAATTCAATCTTGTCAAGACCGATTAATTTTTTAATAAAGTTTTTCATGCTCTTCCTTTTAAATTCCATATTAGGAATTCACTTCTTTCGATCCAATAGTCTTTGTAAACTGGGTCTCCTGGACCTGTAATTACTTGAACTCCGTGATAGGCCTGTTTGCCCCAGAGCGGTTTACCGGTTAAAAAACAAGCTCTTGGTCGAGTCCAACACAGTTTTAATTTCCATCCTTTTGCCCTGTTCAATCCCCAATCTTCTGACGGAGGTGATGCTTGCACTAAATCATCTAAAGGCATTAAGTACCCCACTCGTTTTTAAACAATGGCACCTGTAATCGATCGCTGTAGCGAAGACCGTGTTTCATAGCCGCTAGTGCTACTGCTTTATTATTTAGACTATAAACACTTTCAACACCGCCAACGGGCATCAAATAAACAGGACCTTCAAATCCTGCATCCCTATATTCTTGTGTTGCTTTTAGTGCGTCTTCGATATCTTGTTCTGTTGCTACTACAAATTTAAGATATGCATGACCGTAATTTTCATAATCACAGACTACTTTAGGTTTAATAGCATCTTTCCATGGCTCTCCACTGGCAGGAAGTTTAGCACTTACTGAAAATGTAAACTCTGTATGACCACTACGCATAGACAGATACTCTTTAAACTTTTCAGTAAGACGCATGGTGCCATTTGTTTCAAATGTAATATCTTTACATCCACGCATAGATTCATGCTCTAGCAAATCTGGATAGGCACGTTGCCAACCTAACAACGGCTCGCCACCTGTAATAACCAAATGCTCATCACGCCATTGTTTGTACGGAAGTAAATCTACAATAGATTCTGCTAATCCATTTATTTCAACCATTGGACTTAGATCTTTAAAAGCAGGATGCCAACTAGCGTAACTATCACAACCAGTTGATACTAGCGGCAAAGACTTGTATTCTGTAAATTCTATTGCTCGTTTTGCTACCTGTTCTGCTTCTGCACTTAGTTCGCCTCGGGGCATGCCAAACCCTTGACAGGTAAAATTACAGCCATATGTACGTAAGAAAACAGACGGGACGCCCATAAAACGTCCTTCACCTTGTATGCTGTAAAATAATTCGGATACTTTAATTTTGCTCATTTATATTCCTAGGAAAGATCTTAAATATATTATACACGCTTATTTAGAATTGTCAACTAAAAAGGAAAAATAATGAGTAATTTAAGAACAAATATTAATTGGATGTTAAATGATCACTGCACATCGGAATGTAGTTATTGTCCAATTAAATTACGAGGTGGTGAATTGCCAAGGGGAATACTTGAGTATATGTCTGTAACTGAAAAAATTATTGACCATTACGATTCCTTAGGTAGAAAAATTGATTGGGTGTTCAATGGAGGAGAGCCATTGGACATGTTTGATTTTCCTATGATGTTGAAGCTATGTAAAGAGCGAGGGGGTAATATTGATTTAACTTCTAATGGAGGTAAACTTTGGTTAGATTGGTGGGCAATTGAACCCCATATCGATACGCTACATTTAACTTACCACTATTGGCAAAATCCTAAATTAATACAATTTATTATACAAACATTTAGAAAAGCAGGTAAAGGTATAGATGTGATAGTTCCTATACGCCCGGATTATTTTGATGAAGACATTCAACGTGCATTAGATATAGAAAATGAATTCCATATAATAGTTTCTAAAGCTGTATTATACAATGAAGCTTCTCAGGATGCAGGAATGTTTCCTTATACTGAACAACAGTTACGTATAATGCGTGGAGAAGAATTAGTACAAGAGCAACAGCATTTTGAAGAAACAACTTTTCAAGAAAGGTACGAAGAAAAGATTAATGAAAATCCTGTTTATACAGGGATGTTGTGTAATGTAGGAGTTGAGAAATTAGTTATTTCTCATCAAGGATGGGTTGCGGGTAGTTGGTGTAATGACAAGCCAATGGGTAACATATGGCACGGAGGATTCCAACTTCCTAATGGCCCGCACACATGTGGTATGCGAGCCTGCGTAAACGGATCAGATCAACAAATTACTAAGTTTAAACAGTAAAAATATTTGACCATTGTTTGAGCTTTTCGCGTTTGGCCTCAGACGCTTTTTCAATATTGGTCCAACTTACTACATCCATTTCTTGGAGAATTTCAATCATGGCATATAAGTCGCCGAGTTCTTCTTCTAAGTGTTCACGATTAGTTTTTGGTTTGCCAGGTTTTAAATTATCTAATCCAAAGCGGCTAATCTTACTAACCGCTTGAATTACTTCTGCACATTCTTCTTGTAGA